AATAAAGGTTATTCATTATATTGTGAAGTTAGAATATATCATCCAGATTATAAAATTGCTGGGACGATTGATTTACTTTTTGTTAAAGGTAAAGATTTTGTAATTTTAGATTGGAAAACTAATAAGCATAAATTAAAATTTGAATCTGGTTATTATAAAAAAGAAAAAGAACCTAATACAGGTAGAACTATTATTACTAATAAATTTATTAAAACTAAAAATAAGCTGTTAAAGCCACTGAACATATTAGATGATTGTAAAGGTGTTATTTATTCGCTTCAATTAAGCCTTTACGCTTCTATATTAGAAGATTGGGGCTATACGTGCAAACGGCTAATACTCTGCCATTTCGAGCCAATTAAAACGGTTTACGGCGATGTGGAGCTACTTAACGAGTTTGAGCGAAAAGAGTATGAACCCCAATTCTTTATTATTGATTATACTGAATATAAAAAATATGCCGATTTAATTAAAACACACAAAACCGCTTAAAACAATGTTTAAAGAAACAAATCAACAAACAGTCTTTGCAACAAATCAAGAACAAAAAAATATAGTTACTGATGTAATTCAAGATGAAATTAAAAAGATTTTTAAAACCGATGAAAATGGTAATTTGATTAAAGTAAAAAGAAAATTATTTGGTAAAGATATTTATGTACCTAGATTTAGATGGAGTTATGTTATTATGAATTTAGGAACTACTTTAGCTATTCTAGCTAAATTGTATGAAGAGTTTGCAAAAAATAATTTTAATTCTTATAAAGAAAATATTGTTGAAAATAATGAAAACAAAGAAAAATAAAAACCCCTGCTTAGATAACAAAATATCTAAGCGGGTTTTTTTCTTTCTAAACTTACCAACGTTATGACAATCTTATTTGATTTAGATCATACGATCATTAAACCAAAAAGCCGTAAAGTTTTTCCTATTAATTGTGATGATTGGGAATTTATAGATTTACCAAAATTAATAGAAAATATTTTAATAGCTATTGATGAAGATACTTCAAAAGATATAAAAATAGGGATTATATCTAATCAAGGTGGAATTAGTAAAGGATATGTGAAAGTTGAGGATTTTGAAACTAAAATTAATAATATCATTAATAAAATAAAAGAAGAGTTGCTGAGTAAAGGGGTGCGAATTGATATTATTTATGGTTATACTATTTTAGTTAATGATAAAGAATATGGTAGAAAACCTAATATTGGAACTGCTTTAGAACTATTGTATAAATTAAAATGTAATAATATTAATAAACTTATTATTTGTGGTGATAGAGTAGAAGATATGGAATTAGCTAATAATTTAAATTGTGAATTTATATCTGCGCCTCTCTTTTACAGGGAGGATAATTTTAATCAATTACTTAAAAAAATTAGTAAAAAGAAACCTAAATGGAAAAGTACGATGCTTTAAAATTATTACCGCCTTATAAAGGTAGAAAAACAAATGAACACGAAGAATGGGAAAAGATTGCTAATAATAGAAATAAATATTATACCTTTGAAACTAATCTAGTTATTAAACATGGAATAAAAAAGAAAACTATTTATGATATGTCTTTTGAAGAAGAAAAGAATTATAATAATCCTTTAGCTACTTTAAAAAGACCTTTACAACAAATTAGGGATTATGGTTATATCGATTTAAGTGAAGAGTTTGATTTTAAATTTGTTAATACTGATTTAATTAAAGCAGCTGCTTTAGAGTATGAAAATTATAAAAGGTATTGTCCTTATGATCCTGTTAAAGAAATTGAAAAATACACTGAATATTGGAATAGATGGGAATATCGTAGAAAGTTTGGAATGACTTTACCAATTGGTATGCCTTTAAGTGGAGCTAATAGTGATAAAGATTTGTTTGATATTTGGATTCCTCCTAAAATGGTTGGCTTTCTTAATTTTGCTAGAGTAAGTAAAACATTTGAACCTACTGTATTTAATGAAGATTATAATGATGAAAAGAAAAAAGTATTAGATTCTAAACATTCTCAAAAAGATAAAAATAAAGAATTAATGGAATTAATGGAATCTGCTAGAAATAGACAAGTTGCTAATACAGAAGATAGTTTTCCTGATTTTTGGGATGGTCATTTTTATATTTGGAGAGATCTTTATATAGGTGAAAAACTAGGTTTTGATAATTCAGTTGTAAAAGCCAGACGTAAAGGATTTTCAGTAATTGCTGGTTGGGATAGTTTTGATGAGATTGATTTATACCCTAATATTACAGTTGCATTAGTAGCGTATGATGAAGATTATTTAACTACTGGTGACGGTTTATTTAATATGCTAAAAGCAAACGCTAATTTTGTAAATATAAATACTGATTGGTATAAAAATAGAATTATTGATAATGCGACCGAATTACAATTTGGTTATGAAATAAAAGGTATTGATGGTATTTTTGGCTATAAAAGTATGGCTATTGCTGTTGGTGCTAGAAATAATCCCTCTTGTTTACGTGGTAAAAAATTAAAGAAAATTAAATGGGAAGAAGTTGGATCTTTTCCCAATGTAATTGAAACACTAGAAGCTACATCTGCTGCTGCTGAAGCAGGTAATTACGTTATTGGACATAGTACATTTTGGGGAACTGTTGGTTCTAAACTTAGTGAATATACTAATCTAGCTCAAATGCACTATAACCCTGCTGGTTATAATTTACTACCTTATAAAAATATATTTGATAAAGAAATTATTACTCCTGTTTCTGGTATGTTTTTTCCTCAAAGTTTAAATTATATTGGGGCTATGGATAAAAATGGTAACAGTGATAGAGAGAAAGCTAAAGAACTTCATGCTAGAGCTAAAGAACAAAAAAGAATAAATGCTAAAGTAGAAGATTTTGCACAATGGAACGCAGAACGTGCTGAATATGCTGATGAAGCTTTAAAAGCTAAAACAATTAATATTTTTAATAAAGATCTAATTCAATCACAAATAGATAGAATTAGAATAATGAGAAAGAATGGTAAGATATATGAAGTGGGTTTAACTTTTATTGAAGATGGTAAAGTTATATTTAAAACCAATGATGAATTAAAACAAAAAAATATGAATTTCCATGAACCTTTATTTGATACAACAAGGAAAAAAGATATGGATATTCATGGAGCTGTTGTTATATATCATCGACCATATTATAAAGAACATATTGATAGAAGTACTGGATTGTCTATATATGAAGTTCCATCTAAAATGTATTGTATATGGGTAGATCCATACTCTGCTAGTAAATCTAAAAATAAATTATTAACTAGTGATTCATTAGGGGCAGCTTACGTCTTTGAATTACCAAATACATTAAGTCCTACAAAAGGTATGAGAATTGTTGCGTCTTTTGTAGGCAGACCACCTGATACTAAAGATTTTAATAGACAATTACTAAATCTAGCTATTATGTATAATTGTGTTGGAACTGTATTATTTGAAAGAAATATTGGAGATATTAAATCTTATTTTGAATTAAATAATGCATTAAAGTATCTAATGAAAGAGCCTGTTATACTTTCATCTAAAGAAATAACTAATGTAGATTCAAGACCTTATGGTTTAAGGATGACTGATATTCTTAAAGCAGAGGGTGCTAAAAAATTAAGAGATCTTTTAGAAAAAGTTGTTGGTTATAATTATGAAGATGAGCCTATTCAGTTTATTAGAAATGTTATGGATATTGGTTTTCTTGAAGAATGTTTACAATGGGATATGGAAGGCAATTATGACAGGGTATCTTCTTGGATTGTTGGCACTTATGCTATTGAAGAATTAATATCTGCTTCGACAATTAATTATAATAAAATAGAAGAAGAGCAAGAAAGTCGAGCATATAATAATGATTTTTGGTCAAGAAACTTTTTTTAATTAAAACACAAAAAGAATGTTTACACACATCTTAACTCCAAAAGAAAAAGTAATAAAAGCTGGGGAATTTGTTCCTAGTTTTTATTTTAAATTAAAAGATCATTACAGCGGAGGTAATGAGATTATAGAAAGTAATAATGAACTTAATGAATTAAACGAATTAATAAATGATGATGTAATTGAAAAATCATATAAACACGTAATTAATCCGCTATCTAGTACAGATAATAGATATACTAGATTTCCCGCTAAATTAAGAAATTTTGATATTATTACTCCTATTGTTAATTTTTATTTAGGAGAACGTAGGGATATGGTTGATAAAATTAAAATTTATTGCACTAACGAAGATACTATTAATAAGTTTCAATCACAACAAAAAAAGTTAATGATGCAATTAATAGCAGAGGGTTCCAATGCTGTTGCTAATGGTGAACAACCCGATTATACATCTTTCAAAACTCGTTTACGATCTTTTGTAAATGAGTGGAAAGATGAAAGAAGTATTCAAGGTCAAGAAGCTTATGAGTATATTAAAGCAGAATTAAAATTATTTGAACAAAATATTCAATTATGTTTTGATTTTATTGTTATGGGCGGTTGCTATACTTATAAAGATATTAGATACGGCGATGTTGTTAGAGAAGTTATTGATCGTCGTAATATATATGTTTATGGTTGGGATTTTAGAAGTAAACTAGTAGAAGATGCAAAAGCTGTTTATGCTATTAGAAAATATAGTTCATCTGCGGTTATCGATATTTTTAGAGATGATATTTATAAAATTTATGGAATGGAAAAAGGCGATAGTGTTATTGAAAGAATACTAATGGCCGGTAGATCTGGTATTCATGGTTTAAATTATTTTAATAGATATTCTAAAACTAAAAATGTTACAGATGGTAATATGAGTTATGAAGAAGATGATTTAGTTATAGTAGAACACGTTGTAGCTAAAGTGGTAGTAAAAAGAGGTATTCTTAAATATATTGATGAATATGGTATGGAACAAATGTTAGAAGTTGATGATACTTATAAACTTGAAAAAAGTAAAGGAGATATTAGTATTGAGTGGAAATATTCTAACGAAGTTCATGAAATTTGGAGTATTGATGTAGATGGTATAACTGATTTAAATGATCCTGCTCAAAAAATGAATACTGATGTTATCGTATTGCGCTATGGCCCTATTAGTGTTCAAAGAAATAAAATTAATAATACAAGTATTTGCAAATTACCATACAATGGAACTTATTATGGTTATCGTATTACACAAATAAATAGTATTGCTAAAAAAGGAAAAGTTTATCAAGAGATTTATAATACTTTCTTTTATAAACTAGAAACTAGTATTAATAAATCAAGAGATAAAATTCTTATGATGCCTAAAGGATTAATTCCAAAAGGCAGAGATAGTAGAATTGATGAAGAAAAATGGTTGTATCAATTATTTTCTTTTGGTATTGGCTTTTTTGATGAGCAATCTGATAGAGCACAAGCCGCAATGCAAGGTATTAAAGAAATTGATTTAACTTTAGGTAATTATATAAGTTCTATGTTTAATTTTCTTGAAAAAATTAAATTTGCTTATTGGGATTCTATTGGAATGAATAGAAATCGTTATGGGCAAAATAATTCTTCTGATCCAGTTGGCGTTAATGAGCAAGCTATTTATCAAAGCGGTTTGATTAGCGCTGATTTTCATGGTACATTAACTGCTTTTAACGAAGCTGAAGCAGAGGGATTAATTGATTATGCAAGAGTTGCATGGAGATCTGGTAAAGTAGCAACATATATTAATAGCGATAAAATGACTGCGTTTTTACAAATAGATGAAACAGAATTTGCAAATTCTAGTTTTGGTGCTTATGCTACTGGATCAAATACTGAACATAAAAAAGTAGAAACAATGAAACAATTACTACAACCATTAATTCAAAATGGTTATCAAGGTTCTACATTAGCCGCTGTTTTAGATGCGGATAATACTACTAAAATAAAAGAATTGTTAGAAATAGGTGAGCAAATTACTAAAGAATATGAACAACAACTTGCTAAACAGAAAAATGATACTGAATTAAAGATACAAGAAATGAAAAATGAAGCTGCTGATAAATTACTAGAAATGGAAAAATATAAAGCTGATTTGAAAGCACAAACAGAGATCGAAACAGCGTTGTTAATGATAGAATCTTATAATACAGGTAAAGATCAAAATTTAAATGAAATATCTGATAGTGAAGAAGCTATTGATCGATATCAAAAAAGACAACTAGAAGAGCGAAAACAAGCCGAACTAGAAAGGTCTAATAAAGCTAAAGAAAAATTACAAGAAATGAAACTAAAAACTAAAAACTAACAATGGAACTAGACTTCACGGAATTGGAGAAAAGCCTTTCCTCGCAAAAAGAACAAGATCCCGAAAAGGAAAATAAAGAGTTAAAAGATAATAAAGATAATAATAAAAATATTGAAACAAATGATGAGCAAGATAAAAAAGCTCCTGAAGATAAAAAAGAATCAAAGGAAGTTGAAAAAGAAGTTGAATATGCTCTAAATGATAAAGGTGATTTAGTAGATGATAAAGGTAATGTACTTTATAAAAAAGGCGATTTCGATGTAGATGAAAACGGAGAAGTTACTATAAAAGAAAAAAATACATCTACTATTGTAGAAATGTTTAAAGATGAAATTGAGTTTGTTGATGAGGATGGCAATCCTTTAGAATTTAAAGGTGATCCAGAAAGTGAAAAACAAGCTATTGATTATGTTGTAAGAAATAAATTTAATGATGCTTATTTAAAGCTAGTTGAACAAATACCAATCATTGATAAATTGGTTAGAGCAGCCGCAACAGGTAAAAATATTAATCAAGTATTAACTGAATATGTCGCTAAACCTAAATGGGGTAGTGTAGATTTTAAAGAATTAAATGAAGAACAGTATAAAGCTGTTTCTTATGATTACTTTACTAGAATTGCAGGAGTAGATGAAACAACAGCTAAAGAGGCGATTCAGATGTATGAAGATACGGGAAAGCTAAAAGATAAAGCTGAAAGTTTCTTAAATATTATCAAAGAAAAGGAAAAAGAAAAAGATGCGGCTGATGCAGCTATTGCAGCAAAAGAAGAGAAAGAAAGACGAGATAGAGCAAAAGCCCAAGTAGCCGCTATTACTAATATTATTAATAATGGTAAATTAGATGCAGTAGTTATTCCTAAATCTGATAGAAACGGGTTTTTGGATTTTGTTGTATCTGTTGAAAAAGACGGATATACAAAAGCTGCAAAAACATATGCTGGATTACCTGATGAGAAAAAATTACTTATTGATTATCTTATTTATAAGGGTGTTGATTTTAAGAAAGTTATTGAAAATACTGCTGAAACTATTAGAATTAAAAAAGAAACGCAAGGGAATAGTGGAAACCCCGCATCTACTACTATTAAAATTAAAAAAACAAACTTCTCTGGGTTTAATGCGAATGATATCGATTTTGATAAAATTCAATAAACCTTTTTTATCTTTTTTTCTTAACTAAAAACTAACAAAACTATGGCGATTCCTATGCCTCGTCAAGCAGGTATGCACCTGTTAGATGAACGATTTGACACAAGTGGACTTCTTTCTGATAACAATCTAGCTAGACATTATGCTACCTCTCCAGATAGCATCACTCAAGCTATTACTTTTATGATGGGTTCTTGGAAAAGTACACTTCCTCTAACTCAACTTACTGAGGGTCAATTCAATCGTGGTATGAAAACCATGATTCCTATTAGTGGTATTGAATATGAATATCCTGTTGTTGGAAAACGTAGAACTACATCTCGAGTAAAAAGTGCATCTACAACAAACAACAATGGTTTGAATAATTCTAATATTATGGTTGTTATGGAAGACAATTGGATTCCTTATCAATCTACTGTACGAACTGCTAGTGGTGCTATGCTACGTGTTCATGCTATGCCTCAACCACATCCAGGTGGTGGTTATCTATATACTCTTCGTGCTTTTGTTAATGATAGTGGTTTTCAAATTCCTTATTCCGATATTGCTCCCGGCAGTCTTATCGGTATTGCTGGTGCGCCTAAAGTAAGTAATCAGCAAAGTGTTGGTAATAGCTCTAATATTCAAATGCCCGGTAAACGTAAAAATCAATTGTCTATTATTCGTAAAAGTTATCGTTTGGCTGGTAATGTTAAAAATAGTAAAGTTCTTTTTAATTTGCCTACTAAGGGTGGTGGTACAACTAATCTTTGGTTAGATTATGCTGAGTTTCTACATTGGCTTGAATATAAAGAGCAATGTGAACTTGACTTGTGGACTTCTGTATATAACCGCAACGCTAATGGCGAAATTGCTCTAATCGATGATGCAACTGGTCATCCTATTCCTACTACGGCAGGTTTGATGAGTATTATTCCTAATGAAGATAGTTTTGGTAGATCTCTTTCCGAAACTCGTTTGCGTAATATTATTAGTGAAGTTTTCCGTGGTAGCAGTGATACTCTTACGGGTAAAATGGAACTTGTTATTTTTTCTGGTAAATGGGGGCTAGAAGAAATTGATCGAGCTATGAAATCTGCTAATATGTATGTTGTATCTGCTTCTGATGTTGGTAAACACTTTGTTAGAGAAACTAATACAGGTTTGCAATTGGGCGGCTATTTTACTAGCTATCGTCATATTGATGGTCATACTATTCACTTTAAACATCTTCCATTTTTGGATGAGGGTGGTTATGCTGATGTTTCTCCTAGACATCCTCAAACAGGTGCGCCTTTGACTAGTTACGAAATGTATTTTATTGATATGTCTGTTTATGATAACCAACCTAATATTGTTATGACTTATCAAGAAGGTCGTAAAGAAATTCGTGGTATTCATCAAGGTATGACTTTGTTGAAAGGTCAAGATTTTGGTGATTATAAAGGTAATGATAGCATTTATAGTGCTCAAGGCTTGTACCTTTCTACTGAAAAAGATGAAACTAGTATTCACTTTCTATCTACTAAAGGTCTTCAAGTATTTCGTGATACTCAAATGTTTAAGCTATCTCCAGGTATTGCTGGTGTTTAGTTTGTTTGATTTTTTAAATCCACAAAACATAACAAAAAATGAGTTGGAATGTAAGCAAGGAAGAAATCGAAAAAATTATTGCTAGTGGTGTAGAAACCATTGTTATTAAACATAAGTACCATGAATCTCTACTTCCTGAAAAAGGATTTAGTCAATCAACTGCGGTTGATTATATCCAACGAATTGGAGATGCTTTTGCTGGTGTTAATGATCCTAGACCTCTAGGTCGTATTATTTGGCGAGATAGAAAAGAAGAGAAAGAGATAATGGGAAAAGTAATCGCATTTCCAGCTAATGCTAGTGATACTGAAGTTAATAATTTGCTTAATGATTATTGGGCTACATTCTCTGAACGTATCCCTTATAATGGTAGAGAGTTAAATCTCAAAAAAGATGCTTATGGGGATTATATTAAACCATACGATTACATCTTGTATCGCTATTGTTTGTATTATCCCTATGTAGCTAAAAGTAAAGCAGATGTAAATAAATCTGCTAAAATTAGATTTTATTTGCAAAACAAAACTGAAGAAAATATTTCACTTGTAAAACAAGGAAAATTACTAGATGATGCTACTAATATTAAAACCCAATTGTTATCTTCTGCTGATGGGGAAGGTAGAAAAACTATTGATGCTATTTTCTATTTAATGAATAATTATAATATCCCTACAAGTGATAACGATCGTTATTTAACTTTAAATAAATTAGTAGCGGAAAAGACATATGAATTTATTACTATGGCTAAAGATCCAAATATTAAATATAAAGCGTTTATTCAACAATGTGTAAATGCTGGAAAAATTATTAATCCAGAAGGTAGTACAATGTATTACATGAATGGTGAACAAGGTACAATTGTTATGGGTAATAATCTTGATCAAGCAGTAACATGGGTTAAGTTACCAGAAAATAAAGTGTTTTTTGATCATTTAAAAGATGTTATAAAAGGTATTCCTAAATAATGAATATTAGAGAACTCCATATAAGAGTTCAAACTCAATTACAATTAATAGGGGCTTATGTATATGGACAAATTCGTGAACCTGAAATGGATTTGCTTATACATCAAGCCCTTATTAATACAATTACTAAATACTATAATAAATATAAAAGTGGAGAAAAAAGTGGATTTTCTTCTAATACTCAAAACCTTGCAGCATTGCAAGGCTATCAAAAAGAAGAAACAATTCAATGTTATACGCTTACTAATAATATAGTTTATGGCAATTTGCCATACGATTATATGCTACCAATTAGAGAGGAGGCTAAAACTTCTTATAATTGTATTGGGTTAAGTAGAGCTAGTCAAGTTAGCTCATTTAAAATAGCTAAAATTAGTATTGCAGAATATACAAGTCCAGTTCCTTTGGCTTATTATTATGATAATTTTAAAATAAAATTTGATACATCTACTGTATTTGATTTTAATAATTATAGAAATTTACAAGCAGAATTAGAATCTAGTGATGCTAAGTTTTATTTAATTAATTTAATTTTAGAGGTACTAAATGATAGATCAGATTGTAAAGTTTATTGGGAATATTTCCAAGGAGAGTATTATCCCAATCAACTAATTATAACTACATTTAATGCTTATTCTTCTGTTAATTTAGAATATCATGATCCTTTATTAGATTTTGCTTTTCCTTTTGTAACTTCTACTAGAAGTTTATACGTACCAATTAACAGTTTTAGTGATGTTCAGATTAGTGATATTAGATTAGTTTCTTCTGAAGAGATTGTAAAGAAAAGACAAAATCCTTATGAAAAAACTAATTTTAAATCGCCTTTAGCTGAAATTTATAGAAATAGAATCTTTTTAGATTGTGATACTTCTTTTTTTGTTAGAGAGGTAAAATTGGTTTATATTAAAAAGCCTATTATGCCCAATTACTATTTAAATAACAATTTAGAAAGCAATAATGAATTGTTTATATCTGATGTTATAGAAGAAACTTTAAAACTTTGCAAACAATCTTTAAATTTAAACTAACATGAATCAACCTCAAAAAATCCTAGTAGCGAAAAATACAGCATACGCTGCTAAACAAGGCGGTGGAACTATCGCTGGACAGCACGAACTTCATCTTCTTACAGATGGAGCAGTAGCTGTTTTTTCTGAAAATGGAACATTGCTTACAACTGCTACAACAACGTCAGCAATTGCTCAAAATCAAAATTTCTTTATTGTTGTAGGTAGTGGAAATACAGGTGGTATTCCTTTTCACAAAAGTGAAATGATCAATCGTGATGCTTTTGTTCAAGCCTTTTGTCCTTATGCAGCACCTGTTCTTCAAAAAACTGTATTAGGTGATGATAATGCTGGTGGTGGTTTTTCTTTGAATTTGCCTATTACATTGGTAGCGGGTACTGAAGCTACAATTGGTATTGTAGAAACAACTGCTGGTAGAGTTGAAGGTATGCAAAAGGTGTGGGCTACACACGTAGTTACTGCAAGCGATACGCCTGCTACTATTTTAACTAGTTTAGTTAATCAACTAAATAGCAATTATTTGAATCCTTCTGTTGTTACTATTTTGGGTACAAATGTCGGCCTATTGTTTACTGCTAAATCTGCTAATCGTACTTTTACTATTTTTAGTGATGGTATTCTTATTGATGCAGACAAATCTTACGGCACAACTAGTACTGTATCTGCTCAGGGTTTTATCGGTGATGGAACTCCTGCGCAAATTCTAGAACTAGAAAAAGAATCTATGATTTATCGGGGTAATCATAATTATGCTAATTATAATGAATTGTGGTTTAAAGAACCATATAAGACCGATCCAACTGCAACATATAGCTGTTGGGTATGGCAACATAATAACATTGCTAGACCTGGTGGAGGAACTATTGAAAATATTAATCAACCTATTACCTATTTGGCTGTACCTAGTGGTGCTACTACTTTGTTGGCTAATTTAACAACTATTTTCGGAGTTGTTACTTTGGGACAAAACAGATTTAGTGGTAACGCTATCCATCTATAATAAGATTGACGTATGAGAGCTGTAATTCCGATTCTTCATACGTCTGTACCTAATAGCCCAGCCTACGATCTTTGTGGGTTGGGCTATCAAGTTATAGACCAACAAAATTTAGCTGTTTCTATTTATATTAATGGTGAATTAGTATCAGATACTATTGATTTTAATTCTTCTTTTCCAACAGGAAGTAATACTGTATTACCTGGAATTATTTCAACTGTTAGTAAAAATAGTGATTCTCATATTGAAATCGATATACCTTTTACTTCAATTTGTCAATCTGCTTATATTAGAGTAGTTGCAAATAAAGCTGGTTGGACAGGAGTAGATGTTACTTTTAAAGTTTTTGGTTATGATTTGGGTAATGGTTTTCCCGTTACTGGTGTTAATCCCGAATTGTATGTAGTTATGTTACCTGAATATCATTATTATATTGACCCTGTTACTTTACAAATTGTAATGGTTGATTTAAGAAATAAATGTTTTGCTGATTTTGTTGGTTGGAGACATCCAATTAATAATCAATTATATTTATTTAAAAATCATGGTAGAGGTAATGGTTATGACTACATTAACTCAACAAATAATGAAAATTTAAGTAAAGGATTTAATCATATAGAATATAATTTATCTGTTAAAGATGTAAAATTTACAGTTACTTGTAACTCGTCAAATGGTTGTGGCTGTCCTTGTGGAGGTGGTGTAATTAGTACTTGTACTAGTGCTGTAAAAACTTTTGAATTATTTGATCCATTTCCCAAATTAGCTATTACTTCTACTTGTTTATCTAATTGTTGTGAAAATATTGATTGTGTTGTAGAAGATGCTACATTGGAATCTAATTTTTACATTGAATTTAATACTAAATATTTAGTAGACGGAGAAGAAAAATATTCATCTTATGATTCTGTTGAAGTATTATATGAATTAATTGATGTTTATAATAATGTAATTCAAGATCAGTTATATGTTGTACCTACAACAATACCATTCGCTTTTAGTCCTAGTGATTATCCGTTTAATTATACAGCACCCGAAAAAGGAGATTATATAATTAAGCTTACAGTAAAAACTCCTTGTTATACTTGTACTAAATCTATTTTATTAAACACTTGTAATCCTATTGAAATTGTAAAATTAGAGTGCGGTAAGTATCGCGTTATTAATTTATCTTCTGCTCCAATTTTTGTAGTTGTTGATAAGTTTTTAACATCTACTACTTCTGAAGAAGTTTCAGGCAGACAAGAACTCGGCCCTTGTGAATATAAAGATTATTCATTTAATGATGGTATTTATTATTTTAAATTCTACAATAATTCTGTAATTTCTACAGATACATATATTTCTACTTGTATAGTTCATATTTGGTGTAATATTGAAAAATGTATTAAAGATGCAGCTATGTGGGTTATTTGTTCAAAACCTGATTGTAAATGTGGTATTACTAAAGAGCTGTATAACTTTAACGCTTTAATAACAATGGCTTATACTTATTTTTCTATTATTCAAACATCTTTTAATTATAGTACACATTTTACTGTAATAGATACTGAAACTATTACTGTTCTTCATAATATTCAAACATTTATGGATAAATTTAATAAAATTTGTAATACTTGTCAAGAAAGTTATGCTAAAATTAATAAAAATTGTGGATGTAAATAATGTGTAATTGCAGTGGAAATGTTGTTAATGCAAATATAAATACAACTGTTAATCTTTTAGATTGTGGGTGCGGATCAAAAACAAACCCTTGCAATTTGGAAAGCCCTCAAAATTTAGGGTTAGATTATGGTATAACCGCTATAATTCAAGAGAATTTAGAAAAATTATTAGGAGCTTATAATAAGGCTTGGACAGAAGAGCGAACCAAAGGCAAAAGTTTTAAAACGGTTTGGGTTTCTAAATTCTATGCAGCCTTAGTAATGGCTTTAATAATAAAGTATAATAGTCGTTGTTATAATTTTGATAAATTAAAAGAACTGTATAATATTAATGATATTATTGATTGTTTAAAATGTGATGATATTAATTTTATTAAAATGCTAAATACATTTAATTTGCCTGCCTCTCCTTTACAGGGAGGAATTGAAAATTTAAATATAGAGTGTTTATTTGAGATAGAACCTGATGTTAAAATACTCCCTGTAAAAAGAGAGTGTGCTAATGATTTAATTAAATATCCAAACAAATCATTCTTAGATCACTTAAAACAAAAATGCGAATATGCCTGTTAAAGAGTTTCGTGAATTTTTCTTAAGGAATACTCCTGTTACTGGTGGATTAAAGCCAGATAAACAAATTCCTTACCCAACAACTTATACTATTTCTACTCCTAGTGGAGGATCTGTAAATGTATATAATAGATTTAAAAAAGGTAATTATCCTTCTGAAGATGTATTTGCTAAATTATTTGAATCTATTACTTTTAAATTAAATAAAGAAGATACTCGAACTGCATCTATTCAAGGTTTAAGTAAATTAGCCGCAGGTAGATTAAGTATCAATTTTTCTAAAAACGATGCTGATAATTTTAATATTGGTGTAAGTCCTATTCATTTACCCGAAGTAGTTGCGGGTAGCAATATAACAGTTGATGTTGTCTATTATAATGCTACAACTAATACAGAAGAAACTACTTTAACTAATATTCCAGTAAATAATCAAGATGATTGGAGAACTCGTTATAGAATTAATGGATCTGGTGGCGGTGGTTCAACTACCTCTGTTCCAGAAATTGCAACTCATTATATTGATAGTATAGCCGATATTAAAACAGGAAATACTTCTACTCCATCTTTTTCTATACAAGGACCTGTATTTAATCCATTAAATGTGTTAATTCCTAAAGATCAATTAAAAACTAATGGAGATTATTTGGAGTTTGATTTATATTATACTACTACATCGGGAGGATCTATTTCTAATTATATTAGTCCTTATTTATTTCATATTACTTTTGGTTCTGATCCTAATGGATTAAATAATCCTTTGATACGATCACTTATCCCTTTTGATTATCAAGATCAAAATATGGTAGAAAACACTAATGCTAAAGCAATAAAAATTAATTGCAAATTGTATAAAAAACTTGATAACTTTGTTTTAGTTTTTTTATGTGAGTTCGATTGTCCAGGTTATGTGCCTATTCTTGGTGCTTATGGTCTATCTACATTTAAAATGGAAAATAATGGTGTTACTAATAATTTTACAACAGATAATTATTTGGGCTTTTGTTTTGA